CATTATAAAGGGTACACTTTTAAAGAATTAAAACATGACGATACCGAGGTAAACTAAGCAATTAAAAAGGCTTAGTCACCGTAGAGCATAGGGATTGAACCTGTGCTTTTTGTTTTGTCAAAAAGTATAGAATAAAATATCCCCACGAGTGGTAAGCACCTAAACAATTCGGTTGTAGGTGAAAATATATGCCGAACTTACAAGAAATTGTAAGAAGTATGGATAAAAAGCCATGCGATAACATTATTGAGAAGACCTAGGAATCAACGTCAATGTGGCTATGATTGAGTCCACTGAAGCCTTTAAAAAGTTCGCAAATGGACAAAGCTGGCAACAGTTGGATTATCAAACCCAGCAACAAATCCGCCTGATGGCTATTTTGGAACAGGCTACAGCTAAGTATGGGAATACCTTGTCTAATTCTGTAAATGGTCGTATCAGCCTATTTAAGTCGTTGATGAAGGACGCAGCATTGAACCTTGGTAACTCTATGTTGCCGATTATCAATGCCATTATGCCTGTCTTGAACTCTTTCGCTATGGTCTTGAAGAATGTGACTGCTAAACTTGCAGAGTTTATCGCTTTAATGTTCAACAAGAAAGCAACAGTGAAAGATGGTGTTGGTGGAGCAGTTGGAGACATGGGTAATGCCATGAAAGATGCTGCAGGCGGAGCAGGAGATCTTGCTGATGCAGTAGACGACGCTGGAGATTCAGCAGGAGGACTTGCTGATAATCTTGGAGACTCAGCCAAAAACGCTAAGAAGGCTGCTAAAGAATTGCTTGGTCTAATGGGATTTGATGAGATTAACATCTTGCAAAAACCAAAAGACGACGACGCAGGCGGTTCTGGAGGTGGTGGCGGAGGCAAAGGTGGTAAAGGAAAGGGAGGCGGTGGCGGACCTTTCAAAGACATCTTGCCAGAAGTCGAGTTGACAGACATGGATAACCAATTCAAGAGCATTTTCGATGGTCTCGGGGATAAGCTGAAAGGGTTGTTTGACCTCTTTAAAAAAGGTTTTGATGCAGCGTTTAGACCAGAAGGTATTGAACGTATCAAAGCTGCTTTAGAACGAATCAAGAAAACTCTTGAGGAAATCGCTACTGACCAAAGGGTTGTGAATGCCTTTAACCGAATGGCGGAGAAAATCGCTTATGCTTTAGGGCAAGTGATAGGATCAATAGCTACTATCGGCGTTGGTATTGGTGTACTCCTTACTGAAAGTATTGCAAACGGCCTTGAAAGGCAGAAAGAACGCATTATCAGGGCGCTAGTCGCTTTGTTTGATAATGTTGGCAACATTGCAGAGGCGGTAGGGAACATTGCTCAGGCTTTTTCTAGTGCTTTCTACGATGCCATTACCTCAACCGGTGCAGTTCGTATCGGTAGCGCTATTGTGTCGACTCTATTAAGCTTGACATCTACCATTGTTGAAGTTGGTAGTGAATTAGCAGGAGGTTTGTTTAAAGGATTTGAAAAAATCGTTGTGACAAGCGCGCCTAAAATTTCTTCAATGCTCCAAAGCCTGTTAGACATTGTAGCTCCATTATTTAAAACAATCGAGAGCGTTGTTGATAAGTCTGGCGATGGCTTAAGTAGTGTCTACGATGAGCATGTAGCCCCTGCTATTGACTCTATTGCTAATGCTTTTAACGGACTAATTGACATTATTCAAATACTTTGGGAAGGAAGCTGGAAACCTTTTGCTGAGTTCTTGTCTAATACATTCGGCATAAGTATTGAAACCGTTGCTGATTTACTGGGCGGTATCATACTAGAGGCATTGAAGTTACTAGCTGATACAATCAAATTAGTAGCTGATGGTTTTACTGCTTTCTCTGATTGGTGCAAAGAAAATAAAGAGATTATCTCTGTAATCGCTAGTGTGATTGGTACGCTTGCAACAGTGTGGCAAGGAATTAAGTTCTTGTCTTGGGCTGAACAAGCTGGAGGACTTGCAGGAGCATTCGAATTATTAAGTGGCAAGGTTTCCTTTATTGTTAGCGGAATTAAAAATCTTGGACTAGCTTTGAAAGCTTTGACATTTGATAAATTGGTCAGCTTCGGAGAAACCATCTATTTGAATGCGTTGTATGCGAAAGACTTTGTAGTTAATTCAGGTAAATTGATTGTAGAGCTAGGAAAAACTGCTCTAGAACTTGGTAAATCAGCACTAGCTTGGGGTGTTCATGCAGCACAAATGGGGCTTGCAGCAGCAGCGGAAATCGCTCAATCGATTGCGGCAGGAATTGCAGCAGCCGCAACATGGGCGCTCAATGGAGCTATTGCGGTATTGACCAGTCCGATAACTTTAGTTATCGCAGCAATCGCAGCCTTAATCGCTATTGGTGTCTTGCTCTACCAAAACTGGGACACTGTTGTCGAGTTCGCTAAAACAGCATGGCAAGGGCTATGTGATTTTATCAGTGGTATTTGTCAAGCGATTGGTGAATTTTTCAGCGGTCTATGGACGAAGCTCCAAGAAATCTTTGAGCCAATAGGCCAATGGTTTAGCGAGAAATTCCAGCAAGCATGGGATGCCATTGTAAACATCTTCTCTGGTATCGGAGATTGGTTCTCTGGTGTATTCCAAGGCGCATGGGACGCTATCGTTAATATCTTCACACCAATTGGATCATGGTTCGGAGAACGTTGGGCTGATGTGACTAGTGCTTTGGCTAATATCGGAGCATGGTTTACTGACATGTTCGAAAAAGCATGGACTGGTCTAACCAATATCTTTAGCAAACTAGGTTCTTGGTTTGGCGAGAGATGGAACGATGTCACAAATGCTCTTGCGAATGTATCTTCTTGGTTTGGGAATATGTTTACTAGTGCTTATAATGCAGTTAAGAACGCGTTTAGTTCAATTGGTAGCTTCTTCAGTGGAGTTTGGGATACGGTTAAAAGTATCTTTGTTAACGCTGGTCAAATGGTTGGTAGCGCAGTGGGTGGAGCTTTCAGAAGTGCAGTCAATGCGGTTCTTGGAACTATCGAGAACGTAGTCAATGGTTTTATTGGCATGATTAACGGAGTTTTGGATACTGTCAGAGGTCTTCCAGGATTAGGATGGGTCGGTAGCGTTGGATACGTTAGTCTTCCTCGTCTTGCCCGTGGTGGTATTGTTGATAGTCCGACTGTAGCCATGATTGGTGAAGCTGGTAAAGAAGCAGTCGTACCACTTGAAAATACAGGATTCATCCAAACACTTGGGCGAGTTGTCAGCAGTGCGGTAGTAAATGCCATGGCTGGTGTAAGTCCACAAGGTGGATTTTCTGGCGACGGCGACATCGTTATTCAAATCGGCGGACACGAATTCGGACGTGTGGCTATTCAAGAAATAAATCGAGAACAAGAACGTGCAGGACAAGTCTTGCTTAACATCTAAAGGGAGGTAAAATGGCACGCTTAATTATCAATGGGGTGGCTGTTAAACCTCCTCAAAAATTTCAAGTGGGTATCCAAGACATCGACGGAGAAACGGGTCGCAATGCGAACGGAGACATGATGCGTGACCGTATCACGACTAAACGCAAGCTAGACTGTGAATGGGGTATGCTGACTCAAGATGAAATGAGTCAGCTTTTAACTGCTGTGTCGGCGGTCTTTTTTGAAGTCTCTTATCCCGACCCTGTAAGAGGTCAGACAACAGGGACTTTCTATGTTGGAGATAGGACGGCTCCGAGTTATTCGTTTACTGATAAGTTCAAGCCGTGGTCGGGTGCTAAATTTAATCTGGTAGAGAGGTAAGAAAATGGACGCTTTAACCAGACGACAATTTGACAGATCCATGTTTGCCAAGGACAGAACGCTGGCTATCCGAGTTGGTGATTATGCTTCACGGGATATCAAAGAGGCTAGTTTTGAGTATGGCTATATCAAAGGCGATACATACAAGCCCGGTGGAACGTGTGCTGGTAGCGGTAAGATTACCTTTACCAGTATCATTACTACTTTCAATAAGCTGGATATCCTACACCCTGAGATTGGCCTACTGGTTGGGAATACCTACCAGTGGGTCAAGATGGGGGAATACTTCATCAACGATATTGAGATTGACCGAAACCGAAACACAACCACGCTGGAGCTCATGGACGGTATGTTTAAGCT